TCCCAAGATTGAACCTCGGTTGTTTGACCTACCGCATCTCTGCGATAGGCTATGGTTGAAAATACTAGATACATAATTAAACCTCCCTAAAGAAGATGGTCATAGACCAGCCCGTTCTCTGCAAAAATCGCATAGACCTCATCAATGCGTCTGTTAAACGCCTCTTGTGCTGTCTCGGTGTATTCTTCGTCACCTGCCTCTGTTACTTCATAGACCTTCATGCCGTGGTGTTCTCCGAGTTCGATGTTCACCATTTTGTCGGCAAGTTCTGCGGTTAGTTCGATAAAAGTTTGTTTATCTAATGCCATTGGTTTTTCCTCTCTATGTGTTTAATGGCGATTTAAAGGCCACTGACAGGCCTTTGCCCGTCAATGGGTAGTCTGTGCTATCGACTGGCAATGCCAGCCCATATAGCGGCAATCAGGCCACCATATAACAGCGTCACTTGTGCAACAAATGCGCTTGTTGTATCCGGCACCATCGATGCGCCTATGATAAAGGCTAAACAGCCTGTGAATATAAATAGCTTTGCCATGGTTAGTCCCTCCAGTTCATCGAATCTAAAACGTACCGTTCAAAAAACGCTTGGTGCAGCCGGTGATAGCGTGTTGGCTTGCCGTTGCGTTTTCTTGGCAGCCACCGCCGCCCGTGTTTATCTTGCATGGCATAGCGTGCCGCCAGCCATGCAGTCACCCGCAAATATTTGTCTGCGTTTATGTTGTATTTTCTCATCGTTAGCCCCCCTGCTTTACCAAAGCACCGTCAACCATCAACAAAAGGTCTTTCCAGTTTGAAGGCCAATCTTTGCGCGGTGTTGTAATCTTTAGCATCCAATCGCTGTTTGCCTCGCGTTCTGCCTTTAGGTAATGCAACCCTTCTACAAGTTCCGGCTGTTCTTCTTCTGGTTCTTCTTCGTGTTCGTCAGCGTCCCACTCGTTTTGTATAAAGTCGCGTATTACTTCCTCGCCTACAATATAGGCATACATATTCACAACACGTTCGGGACAAGATAAGTCTGTGTAGACTTCCCCAAAGTTGTCTTGTTCATAGTCTTTTATCAGGCCTATGATGTGGAAGGCTTCGCTTCCCATCCATTGGGTGGCTTGATATGTGCCGATGATAAAATAGTCTGTGTTGTAAACCTCATGGTGCAATTCGCCATCATTAACCAACTTGTTCACATAATCGGCAAAGTCTGCGCCACGATAGTTCTTTGTTTCATCTAACCAATCGGTCAAGACTTCTTTAATCTCATTATATTTGTATTGCATTGTTTAACCCTCCAAGGTTGATTCGATTAATGGTGCAAAGAATATGACAAGGCCAAGCACGGCAAAGCCAAGCGGAAAGAATAAGCCTGATTGAAAGCCTGTGATTGCATCCATTACAGAGGCCAGCATCATCACAAGGCCGATAATCATAAGCAGGATATTGTTGAACATTGTTTGACCCTCCAAGGTTTTGTGCGGCGGCTTGCGCCGCCGCTTGTTTGTTACCAACCGGCCTTCTGGTTAGCACCTACTGTGTCAACCGCAAAATAAACAGCGCGGTGAAACAGTGTTGAGCCGTGCCGGTAATCTTTTGTAAAGCGGAATCCGGTGAGCTTCATAACCGGAACGATTAAGGATGCGTTGAATTTTCTCATTGTGTAACCCTCCAAGGTTTGTTGATGGTGTATAGATAGCGCACTATCTGCGCATGGTCAACCCCTCAATGCAAAAAAAGTTTACACATTGGAAAAAGTTTTGTTTATATATATAAGTGTGGCAAGTGTTGAATTTGTTTGGATTTGTTTTGGGGGATTGTTTGATTTGTATTTGTATCAACACACAACACACAAATCACACCGCGCTGCAATGCAACGGCGCAAGGCTATCACACATTGCATAGTGTGGCAATAATGCAACAGTGTGACATATCTGCCACAGTCCAGGCATAGGGGGCATGTTTTGAGAGGCGATACCCCCGACAGCGACCGCCGCGTTATATATATGTTAAATAGTCCTTCACAACACACAGGCAGAACTACATGACCAAACTAACAAAGCAGCGCACTGACATTATCTTATCCAGCATAGCTGACGGGCATAGCATTGTTGATGTGTGCGAGGCCACTGGCGTATCCAGGACTGCGTTCTACCAGCGTTGCAAGCGCGATGAGGAGTTTGCAGCGGCTGTGAAAGAGGCACAGCAGTACAGCGCAGAGAAGGCGTTAGAAGAACTAGACACGTTGTATAGCGATGCGCTACACGGAGTTAAGGATTACAACCCGCATGTGTTGAGGGACTATGCCCATCATGTGCGCTGGAAGGTAGGCAAGGTGTTACCTGAGAAGTTTGGCGAGGCCAAGAACCGTGCTGGCGTAGAGGTGAGTGACGGTACTGTAAGAATACTGTGGGAGACTGACGGTGGCACAACCAGTTAAGATACCTTACAAGCCTAGACCCTTACAGGCTGAGATGCACAATAGCTTGAAGCGGTGGAATGTGTTGGTCATGCACAGACGCTTTGGCAAAACGGTCTGGGCGGTGAATGAGTTAATCAAGAAAGCCTTAACTTGTGAACTCCCCCGTCCAAGAGTTGCTTTCGTGGCACCTACTTTTACGCAAGCCAAACGTATTGCGTGGGACTATGTGAAGTATTACGCCGGAGTGATACCTGGTGTTTCTTTCAATGAGACAGAATTACGGGTGGACTTTCCTAATGGTGGCAGATTGATGTTGCTGTCGGCAGAAAACCCTGACTCCCTTCGTGGCATTTATTTAGATATGTGTGCTTTCGATGAGTTTGGTATGCAGAACCCAAGGGTATGGGGGGAGGTTGTTAGACCGGCCCTATCCGATAGAGAGGGGGCTGCTATCTTTTTGGGTACACCGGCAGGGCATAATCACTTTTATGATTTGCTAGAGACTGCCAAGTCAGAGGTAGAGAACGGTTCTGACCAATGGTATCACAAGACGGTCAAGGCTAGTGAGAGTGGCTTGGTAAAGCCAGAGGAACTGAAAGCCGCCCAAACGCAGATGACCCCAGAACAGTATGAACAGGAATACGAATGTTCTTTCACGGCTGCTATTATTGGTGCTTATTACGCTAAACTGATTGCAGCGGCAGACGAAGATGGCAGGGTAACGCGGATACCTTATGACCCTATGTACCCAGTGCATACAGCTTGGGACTTGGGGATTAATGATTCAACGGCTATTTGGTTTGCCCAGATATTCCGTGGCGGTGCTGTTAACGTAATTGATTATTATGAAAGTAGCGGGGTTGGCTTAGACCATTACGCTGACGTACTTAACCAGAAAGATTATACCTATGGCGACCACCTGGCACCGCATGACATTGAGGTGCGGGAACTGGGTAGCGGTAGGTCTAGGTTAGAGACTGCTTACACTCTTGGCATTAAGTTCCGCGTAGTTCCTAAGATGAAAGTTGCTGACGGAATAAATGCGGCACGGATGCTGATACCTAAATGCTACTTTGATAAGGACAAGTGCCATGAGGGGTTGGAGTATCTGCGGCAATACAGGCAGGAATTTGATGAACGGCGTAAGGTATTCCGTGACCATCCACTACATGACTTTACCAGCCACGCGGCTGACGCATTTAGATATTTAGCTGTTGGGCTAGAGAACAGGGCTAACTTTACCAAACCTCCCCAGCAAATTGCACAGATGGAGTATAACCCATTTACGTTATGAGTAAGTCGATTGATGTAGAAGCTATCAAGTATCTGCTTGATTGGAGTGATTACCACGGCTGGTGGGGCGTTGAAGAAATTGAACGCTGCGTCAGACCGCCAATGATGCTTGGTCAATATATGGTTCTACGCGATAGAAGTGACATGCCTATATGCTTTGCAACCTGGGCGTTCCCTGGGTATGAACATGTCGTAGAGTATACACACAGCTTAGAGTTCCCAGCAGAAGGCTATGAGGGTGGTGGCACTGTTCCGTGGATAATTGACTTTATAGCAAAGGGCGGGAAGCGTAACATAGCAATAGGTTTCAGAAATTTGAAAAGTATGTTATCTAGTAAGGGTTATAAAAATGCGTACTGGCTTCGGACTGAAACTCAGAAGCTAGGGTTTCACAGTTTAAGGAGTGAGTGACATGGGCGGCAGCGCACCAAAACCAGTTAAAAAAATTTTCAAGGCGACCAAAAAAGTGGCTAGGGGCGTCACTAAGGGAGTTGGCGAGGTTTTTGAGGAAGTCATTGAGAAACCAGGCAAGAAGATAGCTAAAGAAACTGGCAAAACTTTGGGTCTGGTTCCTGGCAAGCCAGATGTAACGCCGGAGGTAACGCCAGAAATGACGCCAGAGGTTGTGCCTGATGACACTACACT